GCAGAAGAACCAAACCCTGAGTTCATCTGTAAGTTATTACTACCATCTTCTAATATAGCAGTACCAGTAGCAGCAGGGAGTGTTATAGTCCTAGTACCAGCTACTGCTGGTGCTGATACAGTAACAGTTCCGCTTGTATCTCCTGTAAGGACTATTGAACTCATTACACACTTGCTCCTTTAAGCTGGTCTAGTGTTGTCATACTATCCACTTGATTAGTAATATCTCTTAGTCTTTGTTTCTCTGTGACTATAGCTGAAGTTGATGTGCCAGCTTCTTGTGCTTGCATAAACAAAATATCTTGTGCTTCAAGTAAAGGCTTTCGTTCTTCACGAAGTCTGTCTTTAGTAATAACTTTAGCTTTAGTTATATCTACTGTTATGCCCATGTCCATGCACCTCTAAATGTTCTATCTGATGGTACTACACTATCTTCTACTATTTCGTAGTTAGCTCCTGCTGGTACATCTTTAGCAGCTAGTTCTTCCATAGTGTGGGTTAATAAATACTCAGGTGTAGGAACAATAACTGCTACTCCACCATCACTTGTTTCATATATTATTCTCATTTTACTTTTCCTTTATCTTACTATTGAAACATTTGCATGCAACGGGTCTGCAAAACTAGAAATGGAATAAGTTTCAAACCTAACACTATCTACTGCTGGAGTTGAAACCCTGCTAAGTGCAGTATTAAAACCGCCATTATTACTAACTGTTCCTTGTACAGACCCAGTTAAATGAACACAGTAATTTACATCTGGCATATTAGTAGTAAAGTTAGCTGTGTACTGACCTGTACCATGGTCGGTAATAGAACTTACATTACCACTATCTCTAATTGCTACTGTTCCTGTACCATTAAAATTAACCCAAGCCCTAACACCATACGCTATATCAACAGACCCATACCCTGAGTTAAACTTTAAATTACCAGAAGTATCTATTGTAGCTTTAGTAGACCCTGCTGATTGAAGGTCAATCTGACCACTGGTATCAGAGGTTAGTTTTAAACCATCACTTGTATCTGCATTAATAATTGTAGCCATATTATAATAACACCCATCTTTGTCCACTTGGTACTGTTACTGTTACACCACTTGCAATAGTCATTGGGCTAACACTCATACCATTAGTGTCAGTAGTTAAAGTATAGTCAGCAGTTATCTCGTTAGTGTTTTCGTATATTGCACCACCTGCTGATGCACCACCACCACCGCCTATAGCACCCCAAGCACTTCCATCATATCCTTCAAAAGAACCTGTAGTAGAATTAAACCTAATGTATCCTGCTGCTGGAGAACCATCTCGTTGTGCTGTAGTACCACTGGGTAATAAACCTGCACCTGTACTAGAAGTTTTAGTTACAGTAGTTGCTAGAGGAGAAGCATCATCTGCTTTAGTTCCCTGTGCTGCTGTTGCGTAATCTGTACTAGCAGTTGTAGCTGCTGTTCCTAAACCTAAGTTAGTTCTTGCAGTACTAGCATTAGTTAAGTCTGATAGATTGTTTGCCTTCTGCATAAAAGAACTAGTGTCAAGACTAGCTGCACTAGCTGCTGCTTCTGAGGCAGATGTAGCTGCTGCTGTTGCAGAGTTAGCTGCGTTTGTTTCGCTTGTGCTTGCTGCACTTGCAGAGTTACTAGCATTAGTTGCTTGTGTAGAAGCCGTGCTTGCTGAAGTAGCTGCATTAGTAGCAGATGTACTAGCTTCAGAAGCCTTAGTTGTTGCTGTTGTAGCAGATGTAGCTGCCTCACTAGCCTTAGTAGTAGCTGTGGAAGCACTGCTTGCTGCATTAGTCTCTGCTGTCTCAGCATTTGTTTCTGAGGTTGCCGCTGCCGTAGCTGAACTTGCTGCTGCGGTAGCTGAATTAGAAGAGTTAGTCGCTTGTGTACTTGCAGTAGATGCAGATGTACTTGCATTACTTGCAGAGGTAGAAGCACCAGAAGCAGAAGTTGCTGCTGCTGTTGCTGAGTTACTTGCATTAGTTTCTGATGTGCTAGCATTACTAGCTGATGTACTGGCTGAAGTTGCACTTGATGCTGCTGAATCAGCAGAATTTGCTGCTGCAGTAGCTTTTTCTGTAACAGAGTTAATTGTTACATCAGTGTTTGCATCACCTGCTCCACCATCACCACGAAATATTGCCATCTTGTACTCACTATATAATATTAAATAAAAAGCAGCCCCCGAAGGGGCTACCCATCTATCTTAGTTCCTAGTTTTTAGGTACAGAGATAACTAGACCACTTTCAGGTCTAACTGTTTTAACACCATATAGAGTGTCAGCAGTCATCAAATCACCCAAATACTCTTGCTTGTATTGAGTTTGTGTACGAACACCGATTTGTTCTGCTAGTACCATTGCATCTTTCTGAGCCATGATAGCACCAATAGTATCAACAGCAGATGCTGAGTTGTCAGCAGCAGTTTCAACTACAGGTAGGTTGTTAGACACATAAATGTCAACACCATAAAGGCTACCGATTTGACCATTAACAACACCTCTGTTATCTACGAAGTCAGAAGATTGATAGCGATCAATGCCCATGATAGTAGTACGAACACTTGGTGGGATAACTAAGAATCTTCCGTCCATAGGAACATCATTATCGTCAAGTTGTTGTACTGCTTCTCTGAAGGCTAAGTCAGTAAACAAGTCAGTTGCAGCTACAGTATCAACTGCATAAGCAGCCAATCCATTAGCAGCATCAATGTAAAAACTGTTAGAGTGAACAAAGTCAGAACCTGACCCATTGTCATCTCCAAAAGTTTTAGCTAACAAGCCTATGTCAGAATCTAATTGTGTTGCTAAAGCATATCCAGCATCTTCGGTGTAGAAACTACGAAGTGAAGGTTGTGCTTGAACATCAACAATATCTTCAATTAAGCGTGAGTATTCAAAGTGCTTGTTAATTGCTACTTGCACTTCAGACTCAGTTGCTGCAATCAAAGTTACTTCTGTGTTTGCTGCTTTAGCAGAAGCTGCACCACGAGTAGGTTTAGGGATATGAATTGTATCTCCCTTCTTTCCACTGTGATTCATTTTGTTAATTAAGTTCGCGAGAACCAAATTTTTCTTATAGCCAGCGATGATCTCATCAGACCAAATTTCTGGTATAAAAGTAGCCGCTGTAGTAGTGGTTACTTGATTAGTACCTAATCCCATTTTACTATTCCTTTAGTTTGAGTTTATTTTACCCTCCCTTCAGCATAAGCCTTGTCAAACAAATCAACATTCGCTTGATACCTCTGGGGGTCGTTAATCATTAAATTAACTATCTCAGAACGCCTATAGATTTTTCTGGACATTGGTTCACCTGAACCTTTGCCACCTGTAGATGCTGCTTTAATCTGTAGCTTACGATCTTTTTCGTTAAGACTTTCAGTCTTTTCAACTACTCCCTTAATCTCTTTCCAATTAGAAAGAAGTTCATCAGCAGCATTAAAATCGTATTTATCAGCTCTTTGAAATAACTCAGTACGAACAACAGATGATTTAATCCAATCTACAAAGTTTTCGTTTTTAATAATCTTTTCATAGTCTGGGTGTTTTTCACCAATTTGTTTTAGAACTTGCTGTTTTTGTTGACTTTCAAGCAGCTCTTTCATCTGAATTATTGTGTCACTGTTTTCTACAGCTTTACTAACAGAACCTTTGGGGTCTTCATAAAAATCTAATTCTGGTTCTTCTTTTTTATTGGGGCTACTGGCATCTTCATTAAGTTTAACCTTGAGCAAGTCGTCAACTGATTTACGAAGTTCGCCTACTTCTGAACTCTGTCTACCAACAAGTTTTTCAACCTCTTGGTGCATACGAGCAAGTTCTTTAACTGACTTACCTTTGTACTTCTCAGGTATATCATCATCTTCAGATTTTGCTTCTTCTTCTGTTTCAGTTTCGTTAACTTTCTGTTCTGGTTCCTCTGTGGGTTTTTCCTCTTCTTCAGAAAGTGATACAAGTTCTTCGTTTTCTTCTAGTTCAACTTCTTGGTTGTCAAGGGGATTTATTGTTCTAGCCATTTAATGATTCTCCGTACCATAAGGTATTATGGAATTAGTTATACTTGAGCAGCCTTCTCATGTTCTTTCGCCCATCTGTCAGTATGAATACTTAACTTTAAACGAACAGGAGAGATTAGCCGCTTGCTTGGTTCACCACAAACAGAGCATATTGCTTCCTTAGAATCAGGGTTGGCAAAGAGTTCTTCGGTGTGTTTATTTACACAAATAAAATCATAAAGTATTGACATAATTTTATTTTACTGTAAAATACTTGATTGGTAAGGTTGTTCTGTCTCATTACTATCATGAGCATTAGTAACAGAGTCTTGCCAATTTAAAATTTGATTCAACATATGGAGCTTTCCTTGAACTAGATGTAAATCTCTAGCATCTTCTAAAGCTAATATGTTTATTGAATCTGCCGTTTCTTCTAATTCTTCAATTAGCTGTTTCCAACCAGCGTGTTGAAAGAGTGAGAAGTAGTTGTCGTAATAATCCTGTAGTTCTTT